AATGCTTTCGCAATAGTGGTCTTGCCAACTCCAGCAGTTCCAGAGAGTAGAAGATTTGGTATCTCTCCTTGCTCTATAAAACTCTTAAAGGTGGTCTTCACTTCTGTAGGAAGTATACAGTCCTCAACTTTCTGAGGTCGATACTTCTCTACCCATAAAAAATCATTCATGTATTTAAGACCCAAATTAATCTAACAACCATTGCTACAAATATAATATAGTAGGTCCACATTATAGTCATACCAATTTTATTATGCCTACTCCCACGTACATAGGGATGCACTGCTAGATGAGGAGATCTATCCCAACCATCTACCATATAATCTTTAGTTTTAATTTGTCTCTTAGGCATTAGGTTCCAAAGCGATGAAGTATTTGATACCCTCACCTTGAAAGAGAGCAACGTTCGACTTACTTAGTGTAACATTATAGTCACCAAGAAGCAACTTAAGATTCTCCACCTTAAAGCAATAACAGAACTCATCATCTGACTTACCAACTTCAATTGAATATGTGTTAGAAGTATCGTTCTTCTTATCTGTAAGACACAAATTCATCTTCTCACCATCACCAAACAAACATAGATCTGGTAACTGATATACACTAGCAGCACGTTGCAACTGTTGTAATGCAGTTGACTCTAACCTAAATTTAACATCCTCAGAAGGAAGGTTAATTTCTTTCTCAGGTGGTTGTGTAATGATGTCAGGGTCAGCATAAAAGAACTTGGTCTTAGACCTACCCTTAGTGTCACTTACAGTAACATAATTATCTCTTGAGGTATCAATAGATGGTTGCTCAAATAGAGATAGACCACCGAGGAATACACCCAAGTCATAGATTGATAACTGTGAATCAAATGATTCTTCAACATCAGCATACACAAGAATGTTCTTGTTGATGCTTAGTGTACTCAACTTATTACCAGGATTGATAACAAGTGATTTATTGATAGAACAAAAGTTCTTTAGGATTTCAAGTGTTGGTTTGGATAATACAGTCATTTACTTGTCATAATCAACGGAGAAAGGGGTGGATGTAGACTGGAGAGCATTTGCTGCAGCAGTCTTATCGTTAAAATGTAGAAGGAGTACAGCATAGTGGATAATCTTAACGATGTCCTTACGTGCTGTACCCTTTCTATCATACCTTGAGGCATATTTCAATATGTTAGACCTACAGAATGCCTCTGCGTCACCTACTGAATCAATCAAGTCCAATGTCTGAACATTGTTTGAGGAGTAGTGACCCCTGTAAGTACCACTTATATAATCTGAGACCTCTTTGAGAATCTCATTTTCATTGTACTTCATAATCCTTTTCTAGACTTGTTCTGAATAATAATCCGATCATTTGCATGGTCGGGTATAAATTCTAGCACATCATCATGTGGCCACATCATTTCCTCATACAAAGCGTTGAGGCGATCCATGTCCTCCCAGAGATCATTTACGTATCGGGGGTCGTTATCCTCCCCCCAATGATGTTCTTCTGGTTCTAAATCTCCGTGCATTAAAATTCTCCTTCGGGGGTTTCAGTTTCTTCACCAGCATCAACCTTAGTATACAAGTCCAAGAATGATTGCTTAGTATCATCATCGAATCTGTTTACGCAATTAGTGATAGCAACTAGGCGGTCACCAAATATGCTGTATGCTTGTGCAATGTGTACAAGACGACGTGTTGTGATAACCTCATCCACTCCTCCATCGAAGAATGTTTTGCGTATCACTCCTGCCCATTTTACCAGATTTTCAGCAAATGTCAATTCACATCCAACATTCTTTAGAATCTTCTGTTCAATAACTGGTGATGGATAATCTTGCTCAAAGGTAATTGGAAATCTTTCAAGGAAAGCTTCGTTAAGAACATTGGTTCCTACGAAACGTCCATCATCAGAACCCTTACCTTTTGTATTAGCAGTGGCAATGACAGTGAATCCAGCAGCAGGTTTAACATACCTTCCAGTCTTCTTAAGGAATACACCTTTACCTTCTAGTACTGATTGTAAACATAGAATCTTATTAGATGCTAAGTCGATCTCATCTAGAAGGAGTACAGCTCCCCTCTCCAAAGCCTCGACCACTGGTCCATTATGAAAAACAGTATCACCATTAACAAGACGGAAGCCACCAATAAGGTCATCTTCGTCGGTTTCAATTGTTATATTAACACGTATCAATTCTCTATTTAGATTAGCACATGCCTGTTCTACTCCTAATGTCTTACCGTTACCACTAAGACCAGTAATAAAAACAGGGTAAAACTGTCTAGAATTAATAATCTTCTTAAGAGAAGGGGCATTCCCGAAGGGTACATAATTTGAATCTTTCTCTGGAACGTAAGAAACTTTAACAGCAGGTTCAACAGCAGGTGCTTTATATGCTTTCTCAATATCTAAAGCAGTCAAGTCCCAAGTACCTCTACCCTTCTTATAGGACTTAAGGCGTTTGTTAACTGTAGGATAAGATAGTTTGAATTTTTTACCAGCAGCTCTTAAGTCAATGGTATCAACTTTGGCTTTAGGTCCATGCTTGTCCTTAAGAAAGGAAATGATTTCTTCAGTAGTAACTTCTGACTTGATTGGCATAATGACTCTTTGTTTCTATATGCTTATTATAACAGAACTAAAAAGCATATCAATGAAGTGTGGACACTTAGTTATCTGTCCATATCCTTTTCAACTGCCTTACATCAGATACTCCAAACATTGATTTACACCTCTGTTCAGCATCTTGTCTTAGATTAGATGAACAAAGAAATTCTACTTTAGTTAACCTATTAGATTCTAATAGTATATAAGCTTCCCATTTAATCGGTTTCATAATCCGCTTGCTGGTTCATCAAACAATATATTATCCATATAATTATTTACCCACTCTTCATCAAAATACTTAAGTAAAATGTTACGAGTCTTATCATTCTTTTTCTGACTTTCACAATACCAGATCTGGTCATCAAGTCTTTTCATAGTATTAACCCAGAAGGTATCTTTCTTAGCTTCCTTAATCAACTTACAATATACAACAAGATAATTTTGCACAAGACAAAAGAAGTTTGCCATATCAATATCTTCAGTCAAACGTGTGAACTTACAATATGGTGAGAATATTTCGTCACCCCATAATGGAAGTGGTCTCTTACCACTAAAATTAAAGTTGTTACTAATCTCTCGTATCTCATCCCAATTATCAAAACCATGTACAGGAGATACATCCACAATAGCAGCAGTAACTGTTTTACTATTAGCAACAATATCACATCCAAAGATGGGTATATTGTAAGATGGTTCTGGAAAGAATACACAATGTAATATCTTCATATCATTAATCTCTGCCAATTCCAAATGCATCTTCCTGAGACCAGGTGCTTTGTACATTGTATTCTTAATGACTAATCCATCCTTCTCTACTTCAGGTAATGAACTTTCCAATGGTTCTACATCAGGCATATCCTGCATAGCATATGATAGCATTAATGCTATGTCTTGTACTATATCATTCTGCATAACTAAAAAAGAACTCCTTGATTAATTTTTCAGATTCTTCTTTACCAAATTGGCCAGAAAGATATCCTGAGATAGGGTCTAACTTTATCATATAAGCATCAAAATCTTTATACACCGTAGTATCTTCTCCAGTTGGTTTTGCTTTATCTATCATTTCTTTATAGAGTGACAGATAGTATTTAAATGTTGGTAGGAATGTATCCACTCCATCCATCTCACAATACCTTACAAAGATATTATCAGAGAAGTGATTACCCTTCTCAAAGAAACGATAGGTCTCTGTTGTCTGAGGTAATGGTGGTACTTTCAATAGATAATTTTCTACTGGATGTTGGAAGTCAAATACTATAATACATTTCTTCTTATTGAATCCCATCAAGTCCATACCAAAGCAAGGAAGGTTATGTCCAGTCTTAGGATATATTATATTGTTATGGATATCAACAGTACCATCCCATATATCAACGTGCCTAGACTTGATAAAATGCTTACCAGAATATAGATCTGCAGTGAGATTTACTTCTCTTTTATTTTTCCAAGTTGTGTGATTGCTTT